TTAATTTCGATTATTTTTCCCGGATGGAAAATTCTTAGAAACCGATCACATACAGCTGCATTTATTAAGGTTATCATCCGTTTCGCTGAAAAACATAACCCATAAAATGCTAGCTGTACCAGGAACCACCTCCTTAGCCTGTGTAATCTCCCTTACACGGGCTTATTTTTTACGCGTAATACAATGAAATAAAAGGATTTATTTCTGGTCACGTCCACACATTGACCACATCGACAAAAAAGCCCCTCGACTGAGGGGCTTCCTGTTTGTAATTACATCCACATAATTTGCTGCCCTGACGGCAACGGGTGCGGCCTTACGGCGTGGACTTCTCCCGGCTTCACGATGTATCGCTGTACCGACTCATAAGTGATGAACGTGGCGCTGCAATTCACGTTCTGGCACTGGTGATAACGCTCTTTTGTCGTGTCAGTGATATAGCGACTTGTACGCGCATGTGCGGCATGCTGGCATAAAGGACAATGAAACATCGCGAGCACCTCTTCCGGTTTTGTTGATGGTGCCATTTTAGTTAATTTATCCTTATAAAACAAACAGATAAATAAAACATATCACTCATTATCTTCTGTTTCGTACTCCACATCAGAAAGCCTGACCTCAAGCTCTAAGGACGTCGTGAAGCCGCTATTATTCAGAAAATGTGTCACCTTAGTGATTGTCCAGTCCTGCTCGTCTATGACGCGCTTAAAGCCTGACACTTTAACCGGTGTTTCCGTGTAAATATCTGCCCGACCAGTAGCCAGGCTGATGGAGAACTCCGCTACACCCCGTTGCAGCTTATCCCACTTCGCCTGAGCGGCACGCATGGCCTGTGCTTTCGTGGCATATACCGTGGTCAGGGCAAAAACGTTATCAGCCTCACCGGCCATGTATTCACCTTCGCGCGCTTCCGGTACTTTTGGCGCTTTCTTCTGCGTGACTGGTTTCGCTTTCGGGTGCTCCAGTGCGCGCAGGTGTTTCTCTTTCTTTTTGCGTTTCAGTTTTACCTTCTGCTTTTGCGGCTTCGGGTCTTTGGTGTGTAACCACTTTGCCGTTACGCCGGTATAGGCTCCACGGTCAGCAATCGCAAAATGATGACGGTCGCCGTCGCTGCGGGTGATGGTAATCTGCGGGATTTTTTTACCGCTGGACGTCACCCCCTGCCCCGCTTTGAGAAACAACAGTTTTCCCATTTTTACCGACACCTCACCGCCGTTGCGTTCTGCAAGACGGGTCAGGAATTTCGCATCAGACTCCTGCGACTGGTCGATGTGCGGGATTTTAATTCCTGCCAGTGACGGCGCGACACTGGCTTCCAGCCTGTTACGGGAGGCTATCGCCTCAACAATCGCACCGAGCGTGGTGTCATGCCAGGAGCCTTCACGGCGGGAATTGAGCGTCCCGCGAAAATCTGCACTCCGGGCGCGGATGGTGACCACATCCGGTGCGCCCCGGTGTTCAACCTCATCAACGGTAAATTTCCCTTTGCATACCAGGGCAAAACCTTTCCAGCCGATATACACCGTCAGGACAGCGCCACGAACCGGCAGTCCGACCTGCCCGTCGGCATCGTTCAGTTCAATATCAAGCTGGTCAGCCTCAAAGCCCCGGTTATCCGTCAGGGTCATGCTCATCAGACGGTCGCTGATATTGCCGGTAATATCCCTGCTGTCGAGCATCAGCATGTAATCCGGCGTCAGCGTACTGCCTGCATCAAATGTCAGCGCATCCAGCATTATCCCGCCTCCGTCATACCCGTGAATTTAGTCGCTATACTGCCAGCCTTACCGATGAGCGATTCCGCCTGTTTACCGATATCGCCATAAAGCGCGGCCAGTGATTCATCAACGCGGGTGAGCGACAGCGTAAAATCAATTTTCCGGGGTGTGCCGTCTGCAAAGAAAATACTCCCTGTTTCACTCACCTTACTGATGACATACATGCCGTAAATCATGCCGGTGCCATCCAGCAACGGCCACGCCCGGCCTTCCTCTGCCATCAGCCTGAGCGTGGTCATCGTCAGCTTTCCGCCGGTCAGTTCGGGATAAAGCACACCGGCAAGCGTGATGTTTTCCTCACCCACACCGAGAAATTGAAAGGCATCCCGTTTGCCGATACGGGAATTTGACGGCCAGCGATAATCTGATTCACGCTGCATGGTCTGGTGTGGCAGCGTCTGGCGCATAAAAACAAACATACCTAACGCGAGCATCATTTTTCGTCACCTCCTTAACCGTCATGCATCATGCTGGCACGGGCGCGCGCACGTTTATCCCGCTCGTATTTTTCGAGCGCATCCTGTAACTGGCGGTCAAGCTGTGTCCCCGGCGCAGTACCACCCGTCAGGCTGATGTGATATTCGTTTTTACTCTGGTCTACATAAGAGCGGCCAGCCGGTGCCGTGACCGGCTGATAAGCCTGATAGCCTGCATAAGAGCTGGTCGCCGGAATATAACCACCGCTGCCATACGTGGCGGCTTGAGTTCTGGCGGCGGTCTGGTCAAGTGTGTCTGACTCTTTGTTGATAACACCGAGTTTTTCCAGTACCCAGTCAATGCCGCTGCGCAGTTTGTTGAACGCATTAAGCGGCAGCATCAGCGCGTCAGCCAGTGCCTGCCCGAACATGACCCCCGTGTCACGGCAACGGTTCAGGGTGTCCTGAGTGGCTTTGACCGGGGCAATCAGGTTTTTAAACCACTGCCACGCGGCCTGTAACTTTTCACCCAGCCAGTCAAACACCGGCTTAAGTGGCGTGAACAGTTCCCCCACCGGCGCAAATGCCACTTTCAGCCCTTCAACCACACCGCCAAAGAATGCGCTGACAGGCTCCCAGTATTTACGGATAAGCAACGCCCCGGCGACAATGGCGGCCACCACGGCCACAACCGGCCAGCTAATAGCCCCGATGGCGGTCATAACAGCACTGCCAACCGTCGTGAAGACTGCCCCCATTGCGCCTGCTGCCGCGATGATGGCATTGATGCCGGTGATAACCGGCCAGGCTACAAGACCAATTGCACCGATGATGCCAGTCAGCGCCAGCGCGCCACCGACAATGAGGCCGATGGTTGACGCCAGTGATTTGTTTTTCTGGATCCAGCCGTCGAGTTTTAACACATACTTTGTGGCCGTCTGCGTGAGCTTACGCAGCGCGCCTTCCTGCTGGTCAAACAGGTCAGTCCCCACCGCCTCATAAGCGGACTGAAACTCTTTAAAGTCACCGCCTAGGTTGTCCTGCATGATATTTACCAGCTCGGCGGTCTTCCCGTCTGAGGCTTTAAACGCAGCGGTCAGTTTGTCCAGCTTTCCGGTTGAGGCGGCAGTCATCAGCACGGCGGCGGCTGAGCTGGCCTCCTCCCCGAAAATAGTTTTCATGTATTCAGCCTGCTGGGCAGTACCGAGCCGGTTTTTCTCAAAACTGGCCTGCATTTCTTTCAGAATGGTAAATACTGGCCGGGTGTTTCCCTTGCTGTCTGAGGTTTTCACACCAAGCTCTTTGAGTGCATCCCATGCTTTTCCCGTCGGTGCCTGCAGGCGGCTTAACACGGCACGGCTTCCCGTCCCCGCCATTGAACCGGTAATTTTTGCATCATGCAGCGCCCCGACCATTGCGGCGGTTTCTTCAATGCTGACACCGGCATTTTTTGCCACAGGTGCGGCATAGGTCAGCGCATCGCTCATGCCGTCAAAATCGGCGGCGGTTTTGTTCATCGTCATGGAGAGAACATCCCCGATATGAGCGACCTTATCGTTTGAAAGCTGAAAGGCGGATTTCATCCCCATCAGCAGGGCGGCGTTTTCTTCCATCGTGCGACGGTTCGCCAGCGCCATATTCAGCGTGACCGGCGTTGCCGCCTGAATGGCATCAACATCCCCACCCGCTTTCGCGATGATTATCTGTGCACCGGCCGCATCATCCGCCGAGGCGGCGGTATTGTCGCCGAGCTGGCGCGCCTGTTTGCGTAGTGCGGTCATTTCGGCGGAGTCTTTTGCCACTCCGAGCACGGCCTGCAATTCTGAGTTTTTCTGCGCAAACTCATAACCGGGCATCAGCAACTTAACTCCGGCCATCGTTCCCGCCGCCGCAATCCCCACACCGGCAGCGCCCACCGAGGCCATATTTCCGGCCAGTTCCTTTCCGGCCTGATAACGCTGTTTTACTGCATTAAGTTTTGCCTGTTGCGCACTGACACGCGCCAGCGCGTCACGCTGCCGGTTAAGCTGTGCGGTGGTTTCACTGATACGGTTTTTCAGTCCCTGCTCATCATGTGCAAGATTGCGGGTATTAATTCCCACAGCGGCCAGTTCCCGCTGCTGGCGCTTAACGGAATCCGTCAGGCGGTTATATTTCGCCTGTAAGTCCTCCGCCGCACGCTTTGCGGATTCCAGCACTTTCGCCTGAGCACGGGTCGGACGTTCAGTGTTTTTAAACTGTGTGGCAAGGGCTTCGGCTTCCTGCCGTGCCTTTTCAAGTGCATGACCAGTCACGGCAAGCTGTGCGCTGGTCTTGCGAAATCCCTCAATACGGGATGCGTGACCGTTCAGCTCGCGCAGTGATTTTTGTGTTTCCCGGATATCCCCCGACAGCGACTTACTCGCTGTGCGGATGGATTTAAACGGGCGGGATGCCTGGTCAACAGCCCTGAGCAATACCTGTAATTTTACATTGTTACTCATTCGTGTTTCCGCTTCGCCGGAGCGCCTTTTCGCGCCATGTGATGAGTTCGGTCAGGCTCATGGGATACAGTTCTGATGGCGCCCAGTGAAATATCACTGCCACATCCGCCATCAGGTCATCGACCGAGAGATTTTTCGGAAACGTCACTGCACCGAGTTCGGCGACAAAAAACCGACCACCTTACCGGCCAGCGCCACAAGGTCAGGCAGCTCCAGCGCGGCGACTTCCTGCTCGGTCAGCATCGGTGCCGTCATGCGCGGCAGCACTTTAATCAGTGCATCGACTTCGGAGTTTGCGACCGCAGCCAGACTGACACCGCGCAGCGTCCCGGCATTGGGTTTCATCAGCGTGACCTGTTCGATAACCTGCTCACCACGCTTGACCGGATTGTCCAGGGTAATCACATTTTCTTTGTTCATGGTTTTCTCACTTCTGAATCAGGGTTAACCGGTCAGCCAGGCTGACCGGATGAAAATCACAGGCCGATATTGCGGCGGTGTTGCTCCAGCCGGTCGACGCCGTTCACCTTCTCAATCATGTTGATGGTGTCAATTTCGACCAGCTCCTTACCGTCCATCGTCAGCCGGAAATAGGTGCAGACCACGGAGATTTTCGACTCGGTGTCTTCTCCCTGTTTACCCTCGCCGGTGTCGATTTCTTTCTGACGGCCACGCATGACCACTTCGACGGCCACCGTTTCGCCGGTATCGTCACGCTGGTAAGAGCCTGCAAAACGAATCGGCACGGCATCCACACCGGTTGCGGCGTAAAGTTCCCAGATAACCGAATCCGGGAAGCCCCCGAGCGACCACTCCATTGACAGCGCATCATCATCAAGGCCGAGGTCTACCGGGGCGCTGCCGTTCATCCCCGCACCGCGATAGTTTTCGAGCTTACGGGTCAGTTTTGGCAGCGTGACGGACTTTGCAACGCCCTGATAGCTGTAGCCGTTCAGAAAGACGTTCATTAACTTGAGTTTGCGCGGCATTGCCATCGGTCAGGCTCCTTAATTGCTGTTAACCGAAGTGACCAGATTTGCCAGGTATTTATCGGTAATACGCTGGCGCAGGGTCAGGTTTTCGAGAGGAGGCACCGGGGTATAGTCGTAGTCGATATACAGTTTTCCGGCCTTGAGGGTTTCCGCATCGTTGGATTCTTCGCTGAACCAGCAGGTCGCATCCACGATATAGCCGTTTGTTTTCAGCTCACGGAATTTGGCATTGATGCCGTCAACGATGTCGCGAATCAGCGTTGCGGTGATGGGCTTGTCCACCGCCCACATGTGCGCCTCAGCCATCGTGTCGGCCAGCACCTGCGCGGTGCGGGTGTAGTTTTCAAAGAGGAACAGCGGGTCATCAGAGCAGGTACGGTTACCCCAGAAGCGGAAACCGTCGCGGCGAATCAGCGTTGTGACGCCTGACTCGTTCAGCAGGTCAGCATCGGTGCCGGACTCCTGCAAATCCCAGAATACAGATGCGCTGATGCCGGTAACACCGTTCACCCCGACGTTGGACAGCGTTTTATGCCATCCCTGCTCCTGGTCGATTTTGGCACGCAGCCCCAGCGCACGGGCGGTGGCATACGCGGTGGCGGTGGTACTGGTGACCGTATCCCATGCGAGGAAATCCGGCCAGATGACCATCAGCTCACGCTGGCTGAAATTCTGGCGGTAGGCTTTCACCTCAGAAATGGTTTTACAGCCCCATGCGCTGATATACCCGAAAGCGCGCAGCTTCTGACAGACTGATGCCAGTGCGACGGCAACCTCTTTGGTGTCCAGTCCCGGCACACCGAGAATGCGCGGCTTAACACCGGTTACCGACTCCGCCGCCAGCAGGGCTTTCAGTCCGGTGTACTGACCGTTTTCGTCAGTGGTGCCGATGATATTGGAAACGGTCTGCGCGAGTTTCGTTTCTTCATCGTCGCCGGTGCCGTCTTCCACACGCACGACAACGGTGACCGGTTTTGACTGGTCGGCGATGGCCTGCAACGATGCCGCCAGCGTGCCTTTTTTACCGGCCTTTGCAATTGCGCTCTGCACATTGGTAATCAGCACAGGTTTATTGAGGGGGAAGGTTTCCGCATCCGCATCGCTGGCCGTGCAGACCATGCCGACAATGGCCGTGGATACGGTGGAAATGACGCGGGTGCCGTCGTTAATCTCCAGCACCTGCACGCCGTGATGATAGTCACTCATCCGTTTAACTCCGTGGTTAATGGGTGCAACTATTTTCTGTTGGGCAGTACATGAGACGCTATTTGACCTGGCTGGTCAGTGGATGAAACAACAGATAAAGAAAAGGCGGGCAATCCGCCCGCCTGTATTTATTGTGGTAGTTCCGGCCATTCAGGATTTGCAGGATCCACACGACTGACCAGAACGCTGTAGCGTTCCCATGCCTCCAGTCGGCTGCGCTCCTCATCTGTTGCCATATTCAGCCTGACAGCGCGCTCCAGCGGCAAAATCACGGATTCAGCTTCGGAAAGCAAAGCTGCCTTTTTTGACTCCGCCAGTTGCTGCTGTTCGTCTGCCGTATAAATCCGCTTAATCACGGCACCGTCCTTAAACATCCATTTACCTGAGTCATCAGCTCGTCGGTTGGCGGTAATATCAGGGACTTCAACGACGCTGAACCCCTCTGGATTAAGCGTTGATGCATCTTTGGTAATGGCGACAATAATATTATTCTCATCGTAAACAATCTTTATTGTGTCTTCCTGAAAATGCTTTACCTCTTCATACCAGTTTTTTCCATCCTCTGAAAATAACCAGATAACGTCGAATTTTTTTGTTAGTTGATATTGTTCAATGGTTTTCGGATTTCCTGACCTTATATTTTTTAAATGCTGCATAATTTACACCTGTGCGACGTTATACCATGTGCCATTGATGTATTTTTGTATCGGTCTGAAGATGGCTTCATCATCGCCATCAACTTCACCAATAATTCTTAATCCGGTAAGTGTGTGTCCGGCCATCTCATAACGCCCGCCACGCGCCATCAATTGAACAACACGTGTTCCCAGGCGAACATCCATCACATAACGCCCGTCGAAATTACCGTAGTTACTTGGCACAACTTGTCCGGCAACAGTTAATCCATGGCCAATAGTGACTCCACCAGTGGAATTCTGAATATAGAATGGCCTTAAACTACTCCATCCCCCCATACTGTCACCGGAGTTGGTCAACATGAAATGGGTGAAATTACCATCATTTCGGATAAAGAATCCATAGTTCCCACATACGATGCGATAACCGTTTGCTGACCTTGAAACAACTTCCCCATCAACAGTTAAACCGCCTGTAATAGTGCCACCGGATATCGGTAAAGCACCAACATCACCAGCGGATGGTTTATGTGCTGTCGTATAAAGCTGTGCCCATCCAGACCACTGAGCGTCATCTGTATCCCGCCTTGAACGAATATATGCTGGTGCATGAGCACCGCTGGTTCCACTCCAGCCGATAAGTAACTCACCTTCTCCGGTTGCGGATACCCCCGTAAGATGAAGCACATTGCCATAGGCATAAGGGTAGCCATTGTTATATGCCTCATACATCTGAATACCAGGCACCCCCTTCTCACTCCCGCTTAATGCAGCAACGCGATTCCTGGATACCAGCGTATTAATATTGATATTGCCAGAACCATCAAATTTCACGCCGTTAATTGTCCTTGCCGTTTTCAGCTTTGTAGCTGTAGCCGCATTGCCGGACAGTTCGCCTGAAAGACCGGCGCTGAAGGTTTGTTTCGCCGCCCATGTCTGAGCTTCGTCGATAATTGGCACACGTCTTGTCGTGATCGTGCGGCTTCCCGGATTTCCTGAAATACGCACCATAAAAAAGCGGTAGTTGGCTTTACTTACAGTGCTGCGCCATACATGCATTGAGCGCCCCGTACCGGAATCATCACTCGGACCAACTGCGATGTTTATCAGGTTGCCATCAATGACGCCCCAGTCCATACCGTCGGGAATGTGGGTCATGTTATCAAGCCGAACGGTTATCAGACTGCCCGGCACAAAGTCGTAGGTCTGCCAGTCCAGGCTGGAGAGTTTTGCCACAGCGCCACCGATGCCCAGATTCAGAGGCAACGAAAAGGAGTTATATACTTCTCGCCATTCGGTCCATTTGCTCCCGGCGTAGACGCGCTCAAAAGTGCGTCCCTGTGTGGTTTCTGATTTCCCTGTGGTTGTGTAACGCTGCCAGACAGACACACCATCAAAACGTCTGATTACTTCCAGTATCCCAAGTAGTGTCGCGCCAACGGTGTCCAGCATCGGACCGTTTGTTGCCTTTCCTGTAACACTGTAAATACCGGGGTCGGTTAGAACATTTAAATCACCCTCGTAATAACGACTCTCTGACTGATGACCGACTCTTAACCACGGTTCCCACTGCGGATTTGATGCATCCCAGCTTGCCGCAAGGCAGCGGACATACATATTTCCACGGCGAGTGGTATAACGTTGCGTTCTTCCATAATTCCCGCCTTCGAGGATCTCAAGCGTCCCCTGAGCAAAGCCGCCTTCCTCTGGATAATTGCGTTCATATGAAGCTATAGCCGAGCTACTGTTACGCCATAAACCAAGATGCTCGGCGGCTCCAAGCGTATTCAGGTCTATAGTCGTACTCAAAGGGCGGGTAGCAGATTGAGTGTGACGCCATACGCCCCACGGACCATCAGTGCCATTCCACTTATTGGCGAGTTTACGCATGTATACATTGCCGTCTCTCGTGGTAAAGCGTTGAGTACCTGCAAAATTGCCGGCAGCAAAAACCTCAAGCACACCGACAGCATTATCTTCCGGGAAATTTTTCTCCAGTGTTGCGTTAGTTGAGGTAGCTTTAGACCAGATCCCCAGATAAGCCTTAACGGGACCAAATGTATTCAGGTCGGCATCAACCGGCATTTCGCCATTGTTTTTCATAAACGTCAGGCTGGTAACGCCAACATTGTCCAGAAAAGCTGATTTATCCTGGATATCTGCACCGTTCTGATTTTTCGCCAGACGTGAATTTGCGTTGTCATTTGCTGCCTTGACCGCTTTTGGCGTTGCCGCCAATGACTCACTGGTGCTGTTTGTTGCACTGCTTAACTGAGTAAAACCTTTTTCTGTCAGCGTGGCGTCAGGATGGCGGCGGGACTGCTCATGCTCTGCGATTTTGTCATCGACATAATCCTGAGTCGCCATCACCGTGCTGGCATCAATACTCAGTTCAACGGACGCCACGTTGCTGAGAATAATAACCATGCGACAGGTCTGCGCACGCCCGGAGCCTTCAGCCAGTTCTGGCTTATAGCTTTCTGCCATGTTGGATACCGCAATCAGTGTTCCGGCATCGTCATACAGACCAAGCTCACGCATCCAGAAGCCGCCCACTTCGGGCGGTACAACCAGTTCAGCCACGATATAGTTTTTATTCTTATTATCCACGCTGACTTTATTCAGAGCGTGACGCCAGACCTCATGCACCAGTTTCGTCTGACCGGCATCCGGCACCGGCAATTTGCCATTACCATCACCCACGGCCATTGCAGACAGGTTTACTTTTTTCCCGCCGGGGACAGTGGCGGCTGCCAGCTTTGCGGCTCCGGCAGTAGTGATAACGGTTTTAAATTTCGTGCTCATTGTTTCTCACTTATCCGGGATAAACAGTAATAACATCACCATCACAGAGCACACCGCCTGTATACAGATAGCCGGGAATGTCCTGGATAATGTTCAGGCCGATAAGGTGGCGACTTGCGGGTTTGGCATCGGCAATCAGCCGTTCCATTTCCAGATACATCTCCTCCGTGATGCCGCTTTCCAGTACGCCGATATCAAGGCGGAAGGTTCCGGGCGGGTCGTTTGTCTCCCACCATTCCTTTACGTTAATGAGATAGCCGAGCGGCTCCACCACACGCCGGATTGCGCCTATCGTGCCTTTATGACAGTGGATGAAATAGGCATCGCGGATAACGGCGCGTTTTGTCGCTTCCGGCCACTTTTCATCCCAGCGGTCAACCGAAAATGACCACGCCAGCCACGGCAGCAGATTTGCCGGACAGGTGTCCGGGTTCCACAGCTCACGAATACTGACCGGCGTTTTTTCAATTTCCGCACAGGCTTTTGCGGCAGCGACTTCAAGCGGTGATGAGCCGGTCGGCAGCAGGCGCGAATCACTCATCCGAGCCTCCGGTCACGACGCGGTATTCGGTACAGAAAGACGCCTGCGTACTGTTGAGTACGATGTCGGCCAGTGGTGCGGCCAGTTCGACACGCTGCACGCCTTCCACATGCAAAGCGGCATAAATGGCAGAAAGACGGATGTCACGCCCCAGCCGGTGCTGTGCCGTGATATACGCTTCCAGTTTTTTTACGGCGGCAGCGCGGATGGGTTCGCTTTCGGGACCAGGGTAAAGGTAAAGCGTGGCGTTTATCTGATATTCAACAATGGCGGCAGACTGCACGGTCACGCGGTCGGCCACCGGCCTGACGTCCTCGCCATTAAGGGCGTTACGTACCACAGCCAGCAGGTCTTCGGATGCGACACCGTTATTTTCGCGAGACAGCACGGAGATGGTGACGCAGGCCGGAGACGGACTGGTGACAGAGATATCCGCGACACGCCCGTCGGCACTGCGACCATGATACTGATAGGCACCCACCGACCCGGCGACGCTTAAGCCCTCAAACGCCTGCTGAATACGCAGACGATAATCGGTGTCAGACTCCATCACTGCCGGTGTCGGCGGGATAGTCGAATCATCTGCCGGGGTGATAATCAGGCGCGTGGTGTTGTAATTGGCACCAATCACATCAAGGTCATTACCGGCGGCACAGGCCAGCATTACCGCCCGTGCGGCCTCATTCACACGCTGACGCCAGATAAGCTCACGATAAGCATTTTCCTCCAGCAGTTTGACGAGAGGCTCGGATTCCAGCGTCAGGGTACGGGCAACCGCCTCCTGCTGGTCTTCCGGGTAAAGGGAAATCAGTGTCGCCTTGCGTTCGGCAAGAATGGTTTCAAAGTCCAGCTCCTCGACCACATCCGGTGCGGGTAGCTGGTTCAGGTCGATAATCGGCATGGTTTCAACTCACAGGGATGGTTAACGAAAGTGGCTGGCCGGTGTCGTTGTGCTGGCCGGTTAACGTAACTGTCATTCGCCCGTCAAAGCTGCGCGCCGTGGTGACGGATGACAGGGTGACGCGGGGTTCCCATTTCAGCACCGCCATGTAACAGGCGACCTTAATCTGCAACTCAAGCGCCGGGGTCTGCGGCTGGTCAATCATTGACGCCAGCAACGAGCCGTAATCACGCCGCATCACCCGTGAGCCGACCGGTGTGCGCAGGATATCGCCGATACTCTGGCTGATATGCTCAAGGTCAGTGACAGTCAGGCCATCACTGCGATTCATTCCGAGATAACGCGCTGTCATTTTGTCCCCTGTGTCCAGTTGTCTCCTGACTTAACACCACCGTGACCGTGGTCATCCACCTGAACGCCGTTAGACGTGAATTTCCCGTCGGTATGCTCGATGTTGCCGTGCATCTTCCCGCCCTTCTGCACTTCCAGCGTGCCGGTAGTCAGTTTGTTAGTGCAGACCACTTCCGGTGTGTCCAGGGTGATGCGGGTTGACGCTTTCACCATGACCACCGGCACCGTGGCAGTAACAGAATCAGAAGCCGTCACGCTGGCCGTTTTAATTCCGCTTACCGTGAGTGCACTGGTTTCAGGTTCATACTCAATCACCGCCCCGTCAGGGAAACGGATATGCAGGGCATCCGCCGACGCAGACGGCGCGGGGTTATCGCCGGAATAAATCCCCGGCAGAACGAACGCCGTGTCGAGTTCACCGCCCACGGCCAGAATCAGCACCTGTTCCCCCACGGAAGGTGCCCACCATGTGCGCGAACGCCCGGCACGATGGGTCAGCCACTGAAGCCAGTCGGTGCACATGCCGCCGGTCTGCACACGGCAGCGACCGGCGTTAAGGTCGGTTTCGACGACAAGACCGGTGCGGATCATATTGCGCAGTGCGCGCGCGAGTTCCTGGATATTTGATAGTGTGCTCATATGACAATAATGGGGAACATATGCTCGAAAAACTATTGCAACCCGTTGTATCATTTTCGGCACAACCAAGAAGGAGCCGAAGCATGGATAAATATCAAATCTGGGAAAAACAAAAAGACACCATCGCCCATAAAGAATATTTAAAAATTTCCGACACCAATTTACTTGGACATATACACATTGCCAATTATGAGGTGATTCAAAGTGAATTAAGCAAATTCAACTCTCCTGAAATTGTACTCCACTACTCACTTAATAGAAATGAATTAAAAAAAGAGAGCATAAATATATCAAGACATTTTCTCAACTATATCTCCTCAGCATTATCACTTAGAGATTCAACTCGAAATCTACATAAAATTAATGTGTTAAATATTGATAACATTACCAATAAATCCAGAGAAATCATCAATGAAGAATTTTTAAAAAATCCAATCATCAAATTAATGGAGGATTTAAGAAACATCCTAACCCATCAAAAAATGATCTCCCCATTAATATCATCATTTATGCACCTCCAGAAAAAAATAAACATACACGGATTTGCATTTAAGATTGAAACCATACTGGAGAATGACCGACTTTCTGGTAAATCAAAAGAATACCTGAAGTCAACAGAACAAAAAAATTTATTCATCTTGCCGATAATAGAGGAATACCAATACACAACTCTTAAATACCAGCACTGGCTTTTAGCTTGTATCCACAATGCTCATCAAAATACATACCCAGAATACTGGGAAGCAAGAAAAAACATAATGGACGTCTGGGGTGGAGATATCCAACTAATACCTGAAGAGAGTGCCCTCACTTATTTGACCAGATAACAATCTAATTAGCTCACAAACATAAGACACCTTGGCCACGATATTTTATCGTGGCCTTATATGATAAAGCGACTACCTTCTATGAGCCCTTATAACTCTCATCCACTGCACATTTTCAAGTTACAATTAAAGTTCATTTAGTTGAAATATAAAAAGGATGCCGTAAGAGGATAATGGCGATATTTCATCAATAAGGCGCAAGAAATGGCACAACTAACGGTCGAGGTGAGCCAGAATAATCTCTTCAATCATCTGCACATCCTCACCGGTAAAGCCGAGCAGGGGACGCGCCGGATAATCAATTTTCTTACCGTCTTTCCGGGTTTCTTCCGACAGACCGAACTGATGCACACTGGCGATTTTCGGTGACTTCCCGCCGTAAAACTCCATTGATGCCTGCTCCGGGCTGGCGCGGATATGCAAAAAACGACTGGTGATAAGTTTCGCAAACATTTTTCGCTTAACACGACCGGTCTTTTTTCTGGCGCTCTGCTGCTGGCGTGGCGCGTAGGGTGTGCCGTCCGGGGCTTTCTGTGCCATCACCCGACGCTGCTGACTCTGCCGCAGACGTTTCGCCAGTTCGGCACTCAGTCGCCGACGCCCTGACGGTGACAGCGATTCAATCAGTCCGGTCAGCCGGTCTTCAAAACGCTTAAACTCATTCATCCCACTTGCTCACCAGTTCGCCATTGATATACAGCTCCATCGGGCGGGTAACCGGCTCCGGCGGCGGGGGTTCCGGGATATTCTTCACATGCAGTGCGCCGTCCACCTCACTGACCAGTGCGCGCTCGGTCAGCATCAGGCTGATGCTGATATCAAAACTGCTGTCATTGTTGATGTCTGCATAAAACGTGAAGCCCTTTTTCTGGCCTGCGTCGGTGGTCATGATGTCGGGCTGATTTTCCCGCAGCCACGCCAGCACCGGCACGATGAGCAGGTCAAAATCACCGGTAAAGTCGGTCACAATGACATTGAGCGTGTAACGCTTTTCGAATGACAGCGACGTCGCCAGTGTGGAGGCAATACTCCCGTTATCCACGAATATCCGCAGCATATCGGGGTTAGTTTTCAGCACCGTGACGGCATCAGTCAGCGCCCTGCGCAGGCTGTCGGGTTTGAGCATCGTTTTCGTCCTGACAGTGTTTAATCATTTTTATCTGGCTGGCACACCGTGCCAGCGCGTTCTCAAGCTGCCGGATATCGGCACTTAAATCGCCGTTCGTCTGCGGGTCACTGCCCGGCATCGGGCAAAGACTCACTTTCGGGCAGGCGTTGGGGACAATCACTGGCGTCAGTGCAGGCGGGGCGCTGGTGCAACCGGCGCACAGCATCAGGCAGGTCAGCACCGTACCAGCGGCGAAAATCTTCGTTTTCATTGAGTAACCTCGTGATGGTTTTCTCGCGCTGTGCTTCACGCTTCGCGGCGTTCTCCAGCTCCTGACGCAGTGCAACCTGCGCCAGCTCGTTTTTGTCTGCCCTGGTGAGCGCAACATGAAGCTGGTTTTTCAGCATGGTGATGGTCGTCTGCTGCCCGCTGGCGACATTGTTTGCCCTGTCCAGTGAGGTGCGCAGGCTGGCGTTTTTATGCTTCGCCAGAAACAGACCCGCCACCGCCAGCGATAACAACACAACCATCACAATCATCAGCTTTGACATGGTTCCCGCCCCTCAAAACGCTGACGGCAGGCCGTACGTATCAGCCGGAAGAACACCGATACCACGAGATAAATCAGCGCGGTAAAAATCCACCCGGCAGCGACCAGCGAGATAAACGTCGCCACCATCACTACCAGAGCCACCGCCCGTCTGCGCCACGGCACCGGCTGCAAAAACAGCGACGTGACAATCTTCACGGCCAGCGATTCCGGCGGCAGCCCCCGCCCGTAGCGTTCCAGTACATACTCTGTGGCATACACGCCGACACCGCCGGCAACCACACAGATAACCGTCGCCAGAATCGCCCAGGCGGCGACAAAATTGACGGCCACGCTCTGCGGGTAAATCAGGGACAGTGCCAGCATCAGCGCCAGCGACACGTTCAGCATCAGTGAAAGGGATAATTTCTTCATGGTGTTTACTCCGTTTAAGCCGGTACGCCGCCAGCGGTACGCCAGACGGTGACCAGTTTTTCCAGTGAATGCTCACGCTGACCGTAACCGGCTCCCGGCAGGGACGCCCAGATATTGCGACAGCGTGAAATGGCGCGCTCAATGCGTCCCGCCCGGATGTCATCCAGTGCACCGCGTTCGCGGATCAACTGAATGGCGAGTCTGTCCTGTGACAACGGACTGAAATCCGGCAGGGCAAGCTGTTTGCGGTAATGCGGCCAGAACAGGTAAAGCTGCTGATAGCGACCGGAGGCCGTGGATTTTTCACCGCGACGGTTAAACACCTTCGCCGGTCGGCCATGCGCGAACGGGTGGTCACTGTAGTCGGTGAAAATTTCCGGCTTTCCGTCCACTCCGGTGACTATCACGTCATAGCCCCGGTTTTTCGTCAGCGGATGGTTCGCCGTCCCTTCGGACACGGCCAGCATGTCGAGAAAGGCCGCGATATTCTGATGCGTGTTAATTACCGGCATTACGGTTTCCCCCTGCCCTTAAAACGGCGCTGAATGGCAATCTCAATCACCTGATAACCGGCGATACCCAGCATGGAGCCGATGCCGCACACCGCAGGCAGTGACAGGTCAGGAAACTGCACCAGAACAACACCGGCAACCATCGAGACAAAACCACCGAGCAACATGCGCCCGATAAACAGACGCGGGGTGATGGGTTCACCACCGGCAAGCACCTTGCCGACAACAATCAGCACCCCAATCATGAAAAGCGACAGGACGCTTTTTTCTTCTGCTGTCATGCGTTACTCCCACAGATTGACAGTTTCAGCCACGGGCGCGGTCTGAACGTCGGGCAGTTCGACGGCGGTGCCGTGCGGCAGCACCGCACCCAGTTCAGCCAGTCCCGGATTTGCGGCGAGCACAGTCTCGACCACGCCCTCAGTGCGCCCGTAATACCGGACACAAATGGCGTCGAGCGTGTCGCCCTGTAGCGCAAAGGTCTTCATCAGATTTGACTCACGATGCAGCGTGGCTTGTCCTGGATGCGCGCCACTGCCCAGCGCATATCCCGCCACAGTTCATCAATGGTGCTGTCAATGCTGTCGGCCTTCTTGTCGCCTTTCGCACTGGCATCCACGCCGCGATAACGCTCATAAAGCGACGCGGTCGCCATCGCACACACGGCGCGCTCGTAGTAAAAAACTTTGATACTTTCACCGTCGATGTCGTCCGCCGGAACGTCCGCCAGACGCGTAAAACCGGCGGCAATTTTCTGTTCGCGGTACTCGTACAGCTCCGCATTTGTTTCCGCCATGCCTGACTTGATGGCCTCACGCAGACGGGCGGGGGCGACGGTCTGCTCAAGGCGCATACGTTCCCGGACGCGCTTCGGGTCGATATCGGGAAAAAAGAACGTGTTTTTAATCACCGGCTCGTCGCCTGCCGGTTGCGGGATGACCACCGTACCCTCACCGGACACGGGAGCCTCCTTTCGCGGAATAATCAGCGTCATCATGACTACCTCTGAAAAGTCGGGCGGTGGACGCCGGTGCAGTGTCAGGTGATTCACCCTCACTGACCGGCGTGCCGCCCTGGCGCGGGGCGCATTCGGTTGTTAACTGGCTTTCTTTTTCGGGCGTCCACGTTTTGCCGGTGTCACGCTCCGGGTCTTACGCGGGGTACGGGTGGCCGCTTTTGGCTGCGGCTCCGGCTTCGGTTTCAGCTCCCGCTCCAGTCGTTCAATCTCTTTTTTGACGCCTGCCTGACAGTCGAGCTGTGTCGCACGTTGCAGATGCGCCAGCGCCCCTGCGGCATCACCAGCGTCACGCAGAAACAGACCGGTGATTTTGTGCAGCTTTGCGCGCACTTCATCAGGCATGTCAGCTGTGGCGGTCAGTTCAAGGGTGTCCGTCAGCAGGCGGGGATCCACAGACTCACCGGCAGCGTGGGCGCGCATGGCCGCGAGCGCGACCTCCTCGGTGAACATGTACGGCGGGGTACGGCGGTGTTTACCCGGCATGGTCAGACCGTACTTCAGGGCATAACGGGCAATCTCCAGCGCACCGGCAATATCGCCGGTATCCAGACGCCACAGCATGACCGTCATCAGAATGTCATCCTGTGCGCCTTTGCCCTGCTCCAGCACGCCGTTCACCCACGGCAACCAGAACGGCAGCAGTTCGCGCTTTTTCGCGGCCTTCAGCTCTTTTGAATAAATCGCTTTCAGTGTGCGCTGGTCTGCGGCCAGCTTGACCAGCATCTGCTCATAGACAGTTGCATGTCGCAGCGGGGCGGCTTCCCGCTGCGCGGTCATCGCTGCCGAGACCCGCATCATGTGGCGCTGTGCGGGACTCGTCATCGGTTACGCTCCCGGCTCTGCGGTCGCCTTAGCCGGTGTGGAGAAGTCACCGACCTTAATTTTTTCCACCAGACAACCGGCGGCGTAGTCTTCCACCACGTAATCAATGTTCATTGACTCGTAGTTCTCCACGCGATCAAGTTTCGGGTTTTCCTCAATCACGCGGCGATGGCTGTCATCCATGTAGTAGATGGACAGGTTTTCCAGCTTCGTGATGAGCATCGCATCCGCCGGGAAGTACGGAACACGTACCGCCGGCAGATTACCGATGCGTTTCTGGCTGATGATGACGTCAGCGGCCAGCATTTCGCTGTTGTCCTGCTCCTTGTTGACGATGGGGAAATACTTGTCTGCCAGTAGCTGACGTCCCACAATCACCACAAGGTCAGGGTCTTCCTGATACCACGGCTCAATCAGGTTGTTGGTCGCATCCATCACCAGTGCATCAAGGCTGGCATAATCACCGCCCTTGCCCACGCGGATAACCTCAGAGGTGGTGTGGCCTTCCTCGTCAGTGACCTTGCTCATCACGCGCGCCGGGGCTTCATTGCGGTATTTCTGCAGCCAGCCGACCGCCACATCCTGCAACATCGGATTGCTGCTGCGGTCAGAGGTTTCGGCACGCTTCACGCCGTTAAAACCGGCCATGATTAAATCAAGGGACTGGCGTTTGATAATGGCGTTACGGACACGGAGCTGGAAATCCTGATAACGCGCCCACAGGTCAAGCGTTTTGTAGCGGATATAAAAATCGAAGTTAATCTGGTCGCATTCGTACTTGTTTGACGCCAGCTTCGAGAAGTCCTTCGGCTGACGCTCGGTGCCACCGGCGGTGTCGGTGGTGCTGGCGATGGAGCCGGTGACACCAATACCAATTTTTTCCCCTTTCATTTCGCTGACCGGCACAATGTTGATGCGGGTCAGAAAGTCAGAGGACTCCTGCATGGTGTTCATCAGGGTCTGGGTGACCGACGGTTCAACGGTGAATTTTTTCGACACATCACCGGCGTCGATGCCGTTCAGTTCGGCAACACGGGACAGGTAGGCATTAAATTTAAAGCGGGTTTCCTGGCGCATAGTTTTTCCTGAAATTAAGGGTTAATCGTGAAGGTTTTCCCGGACTGACTGACGACGGTCAGCAGTTCGTCATCAGGGCATCACCGCCACCGCCGGTGGCCTTGCTGCGGCGCTGCTGGGTCAGACTTTCGGTGTGGTCGAGACTGTTTTTCAGGCGGCTGAATGCCTGGCTGGTTTCATCCGCCCTGTCAGTCACCTCCTGCTTAAGTGCAGAAAAGGCGGTTTCCATTTCTGCGATGCGCTGCTCAGTGGCGCTCAGTTTTTCCTGCACATGTTCAGCAACAGCGGTCACCGCTTCATGCACATCATTCAGGCGGGCGTCATCGCTGGCCTGTTTGCGGCCAAAAATGGATTTCACCTTTTCGGTCAGGGCGGTGAACACGGTTTCAGGCAGGTCTTCAAATTCCAGCTCAACAGGCGTTGCCACTGAAATCAGGTTTTCAGGGCTTAATTTGAAGCGGTTCAGGGGGTTGTGTTTTGCCGTGCGGCAGAATTCCAGGTATTCCGTGCCGAGGCTTGCCGGGTCATCGGTGACGGCCAGACCCACCAGATAACATTTGCCGGTGTTGGCAAAATTCGGCTGAATTTCCATTGAGGTATAGACCTTCTGCGCGGCCTTGTTCATCGCGATAAGGTCATCGGTCGGGGTGATTTTCGCAAACAGCGCCCATTTGCCTTTCAGCGCCGAATCGTCGTCAATCTTTTCGGCCTTCAGTTCGACCACATCGCCATAACGCTTAAAAATACCGTCAGGCAGGATGCCGCGCAGATGTTCCAGGTTAATGCGGCAACCATAGACTCGCGGGTCAAAGGTTTCGGCCATTTCCTGAATATCCTGCGCACTGATGACACGCCCGTCACAGGTGTCACCCTCAACACCGATACGAAAGAATTTTGAGACTTTTTTTGCCATTGTCAGGAGTCCTGAATAGTGATTAGAGGAGTCAAATGTCGGCATCAGTTTCCCGACGATGCGCATCCTCCGCCATCAGTCCCGGATGGCTTATCACTGACACAACAGCACCTTAGCGAATCGCGGGGCGCGACTCAGTAGCCTTGCCGTGTATTCATCACGGCGAGGTATTCATGACCATCACCACAGACACCACTCTTTTACACGACCCGCGTCGTCAGGCGGCGCTGCTGTACTGGCAGGGATTTTCCGTGCCGCAGATTGCCGCCATGTTGCAGATGAAACGCCCGACGGTGCAGAGCTGGAAACAGCGCGACGGCTGGGACAGTGTTGCCCCCATCAGCCGTGTCGAAATGAGTCTGGAAGCGCGGCTGACCCAGCTCATCATCAAACCGCAGAAAACCGGCGGTGACTTCAAGGAAATTGACCTGCTCGGACGCCAGATTGAACGACTGGCACGGGTAAACCGCTACAGCCAGACCGGCAACGAGGCAGACCTTAATCCGAACATCGCTAACCGCAACAAAGGCGGGCGTCGCAAACCGAAAAAGAATTTTTTCAGTGACGAGGCCATCGAAAAGCTGGAGCAGATTTTCTTTGAGCAGTCTTTCGAATATCAGTTGCACTGGTATCGCGCCGGGCTTGAGCACCGCATCCGCGATATCCTGAAATCCCGCCAGATTGGCGCGACGTTTTATTTTTCCCGCGAGGCGCTGCTGCGCGCCCTGAAAACCGGTCATAACCAGATTTTTCTGTCGGCCAGTAAAACGCAGGCGTATGTGTTCCGCGAATACATCATCGCCTTTGCCCGGCTGGTTGACGTTGACCTGACCGGTGACCCGATTGTCCTGGGCAATAACGGCGCAAAACTGATTTTTCTCGGCACCAACTCCAACACCGCACAGAGCCATAACGGCGACCTGTACGTCGATGAGATTTTCTGGATCCCGAATTTTCAGGTACTGCGTAAGGTGGCATCAGGTATGGCCTCACAGAGTCACCTGCGCTCGACCTATTTCTCCACCCCGTCCACGCTGGCGCACGACGCCTACCCGTTCTGGTCGGGTGAACTGTTCAACCGGGGACGCGCCAGCGCCGCCGAACGCGTGGAAATCGACGTCAGTCATAACGCCCTTGCCGGTGGGCTTCTCTGTGCGGACGGCCAGTGGCGGCAGATTGTCACCATTGAGGACGCGCTGAAAGGCGGCTGCACATTGTTCGACATTGAGCAGCTTAAACGTGAAAACAGCGCCGACGATTTTAAAAACCTGTTCATGTGTGAATTTGTTGACGACAAGGCGTCGGTGTTCCCGTTCGAGGAGCTGCAACGCTGCATGGTCGACACGCTGGAAGAATGGGAAGACTATGCGCCGTTTGCCGCGAATCCGTTCGGCTCCCGCCCGGTATGGATTGGTTACGACCCGTCACACCGTGGCGACAGTGCCGGATGCGTGGTGCTGGCACCGCCGGTGGTGGCCGGTGGCAAATTCAGAATACTTGAGCGTCACCAGTGGAAAGGCATGGACTTTGCCACTCAGGCTGAATCCATCCGCAAACTCACCGAAAAATACAACGTCGAATACATCGGTATTGATGCCACCGGCCTCGGTGTCGGCGTGTTCCAGCTCGTGCGCTCGTTCTATCCCGCCGCGCGCGACATCCGCTACACGCCGGAAATGAAAACCGCAATGGTGCTCAAGGCAAAAGACGTTATCCGCCGTGGCTGTCTGGAATATGACGTCAGCGCCACCGACATCACCAGCTCGTTTATGGCTATCCGCAAGACCATGACCAGCAGCGGACGCAGTGCCACCTATGAGGCCAGCCGCAGCGAGGAAGCCAGCCACGCCGACCTCGCCTGGGCGACCATGCACGCCCTGTTAAATGAGCCACTCACCGCCGGTATCAGCACCCCGCTGACATCCACCATTCTGGAGTTTTACTGATGAGCAAGAAAAAAGGGAAAACACCGCAACCTGCGGCAAAAAAAATGACCGCCAGCGCCCCGAAAATGGAGGCATTCACCTTTGGTGAGCCGGTGCCGGTACTCGACCGCCGTGACATTCTGGATTACGTCGAGTGCATCAGTAACGGCAGATGGTATGAGCCGCCGGTCAGCTTTACCGGTCTGGCAAAAAGCCTGCGTGCTGCCGTGCATCACAGCTCGCCGATTTACGTTAAACGCAATATTCTGGCCTCGACATTTATCCCGCATCCGTGGCTTTCACAGCAGAATTTCAGCCGCTTTGTGCTGGACTTTCTGGTGTTCGGTAATGCGTTTCTGGAAAAGCGTTACAGCACCACCGGCAAGGTCATCAGACTGGAAACCTCACCGGCAAAATATACCCGCCGTGGTGTGGAGGAGGATGTTTACTGGTGGGTGCCTTCCTTCAACGAGCCGACAGCCTTCGCACCTGGCTCCGTGTTTCATCTGCTGGAGCCGGATATTAATCAGGAGCTGTACGGCCTGCCGGAATATCTCAGCGCCCTTAACTCTGCCTGGCTGAATGAGTCGGCCACGCTGTTCCGCCGCAAGTATTACGAAAACGGCGCACATGCCGGATACATCATGTATATCACCGACGCATTGCAGGACCGCGATTACATTGACTCACTTCGCGAAAACATGGCCAGGTCGAAAGGCCGCAATAACTTTAATAATCTGTTTCTCTATGCACCGCAGGGAAAGCCAGACGGCATCAAAATTATCCCGCTCAGTGAAGTGGCGACAAAGGACGATTTTTTTAATATCAAAAAATCCAGCGCCGCTGACCTGCTGGACGCGCACCGCATCCCCTTTCAGTTGATGGGCGGCAAGCCGGAGAACGTCGGGTCGCTGGGCGATATTGAGAAAGTGGCAAAGGTCTTTGTCCGCAATGAGCTTATCCCGTTACAGGACAGGATTCGGGAAATAAACGGCTGGCTCGGTCAGGAGGTCATCCGCTTTAAAAACTACTCACTGGACACTGACAACGGCTGAACATCGCCGCCTGCGGGCGGCTTTTTTACACCCCGTCATCACGCCCTCACACGCTCACCACCGCACAAAACACCCCGCAGACACACCAACGCCTCAACGGGCAGACTAAGCGCGGTCACGACGCGCTCAGGCGCTGAAAAAATAAAATCAGCACCACCGCCTGCGCGCAGTGCTTTCCCCGCCTCGCCCGCCCGCTTCATGGGTCGGTTTGAATGCAAGTGCACGCCCACCTCAAAAACTTGTCAAATCTACTTTGTAGACATCAATTAACATGTAGAAAACTAATGCAGCTTAATGCAGTATAATGCGCTTCTCACAGAAGCTCTTTACAGACAAAAGGATGTATTAATGGCGTATATAACCCCATCGACTCTAAGTTTAAAAACCTGCTTTCAAAGCAAGTACTCACTACCATATTTTCAGAGGGATTATAAATGGGAAAGCAGGCATTTTCTTGAAATGTTAAATGACATTCAAAATGCTTTCTTACTGAGTTATGAGTCTACTCATGGTAGACGCGATGTATCATCTTATCCTCCATACTTTCTTGGTTCTATCATTACGGCGGTTGAAACCAACGGTAAGCGCCCGTTGATTGATGGACAACAACGAATCACGTCTATATTTATTCTTCTTGTTTTTTTTGAAAGATATATCAAGGATAACCACATTCCAGACACTTTGGCTTTAGAAAATTTTATTGGGAGTGTTTCTTATGGGGAACGCGATTTCAATATTGAATTTTCCGAAGTTAGAAAAGAAATATTCACAAAATATACTGACAACGCAAAATGTCTTGCAGACGCACTAGATGATGTAGATAGCATTACTAATCTTAGTGATAGCGATAAAAGAATAATTGAGGCAATAAAATCCATTGAGGATGCTTTGGATCCAACAATAAAAGAAAAAGTTTCTTTCTTTATTGATTATTTAATGGAAAAAGTTCTTTTAATAGATATATCCGTCTCAAGCGAGTCAGAAGCGCATAGAGTATTTGTCACAATGAATGACCGTGGCTTGAGACTCGGTGCAATTGAACTATTAAAAGGTTTTATTCTGTCAAAAATCACTAGCCCCGAAGATAGTCAAGAATGCCATCAGGTATGGGTAAAAACCATGTCTAAACTTAGAGACAAAGATCCAGAGGGAGATTCTCTATTTATCAGGAATTTATTACGCGCTAAATGGGCAAACACTATTAGAGGTAAAAATAAAGGCGATGCACCTGGTGATTTTGATAAAATCAATGATTCTTATCATCGGTGGTTTGAAGATAAAACCCATGATATCGGTCTGATTACTTCCGATGATTTTTATAACTTTGCAAAAACAGATATACCCGAGTATGCAAATTTATGCTTGACAATTGCCAATGCTGAGAAAAATCTGACTACTGATTACCCTGACGTTTTCTATAATGGAATTAGAAAATTCAACTTTCAAACCATGATAATTCTATCTTCTGTAGATTTATCAGATACCCGTGATGTTCGTAAGAAAAAAATCCAAATAATATCTAAGTATATTGATCTAATTCTCACCAGTCGAATCGTATCGAAGAAAGCAAACACTTATGACAATTTAAAAGATATTGCATTCAGCTTAGCTAAAGATGTTAGAGGGAAAGATTATCCAGCATTGTTAAGCTATGTCCAAAACGAATGGGACAAGCATTATACATTACTTAATAGAATACCAGAAATGGCGTACGAGAATAAAACCAGATCAGATATGCTTTATATTCTGGCTCGTATCGCCTCTTACATTGAAAACGAGATAAACCTAACAAACAAAGTAGGGTTTGATGTTTATATGCAACGCGACAAAGGTATGAAAACTTTTGATATAGAACATGTTCTTCGCGAAGTAATTGATGATACAACCATGCCTTCATCAGCCTTCGGTTTTTCATCTGACACTGAATACAAGCAGAAGAGAAACTTGATTGGTGGTTTGATATTGCTTCCCCGTTCAAGAAACAGATCATTAAATGATAAGTTGTACTCAGAAAAGAAAACAGTATATAGCGGTGAAAACGTTCTTTGCCAGACATTATGCGCAAACTTTTATCAAAACAACCCTGAGCTGGTAAGATTCTTATCTGCAAATAACGATATCAATCTTGAAGAATATGTTGAATTCAACGCCAATGCTATTACAGCACGCGGGGAAACATATAAAAATATCGCATTAAAAATATGGACTCCACCACAGTAACCCCATAGACTTACGCTCATATAAAAGACTAGAAAACAATTAAAACACAAGGTCTTTAGTTAAATCTGAAGACCTTGCCAATAAATTATTGCATTATCTAAACCCGACATTAATGGTAGCCTAGAAAATAGGCCACTCATTAACTATAAAATACCTAAATTTTTTCCCGTCGTAATTTACGGTCGCGCCACGCGCCAGCGCCTCAAGCTCCCATCGCTGAGGCCTGATACCGTTCTGAGCAAGGTCAACGCGGATACGGGTAATTTGCATTCGTTCCGACCGAGTCAGTCTGGCCGATGGCGCTATTTCATGCGGTTTTAATGGGCTTCCGTTTCTTTGCTGATGACTTGGCGTTCTCAGGTCGTGTTTTAATGCGCCCCTGAGCGTCCTCACGACCTCCGGGTCATTCCATTCGATAACACCGTCATCAACCAGATTTAGCACTGCTGCGGCGTGCTCAGAAGGTGTGGGAGCCGGTAACGAAGGATCACCACCGGTGAGCTTTCCACAGTTATTGACAGGACTCCGAGGCGCGGCGATGCCGCTTTTTAAAGTCAAAGGCTCAACGACCGGAACTTTCGGCACAATGCGCCAGTCCGTCGTTCTGGTGATATGAATATGACGCGCGCCGAGATGCGGCGCGTAAATGCCGACCACTCTCTCGACTTCTTCCTCGTACTCGTTAACGTCATCCGACGGGCTACGGGCGACCCTGACAGTCTGACAATCGCGCGGGACATTTGCCCCGCCCTGCGCGCTGATATACAACGCAAAATCACCACTGTCTGCGGCGGCGCGTGCAGCCTCGACGCGTTCGTCAAACTCATCAGCAATGCTGACGCCGCGAGGCAATTTGCGTAGCTCACGGTAAGCCCCCATTGTCGGCAGGCCAACCGTTTTAAATTGCGGAATGCGCCACGTTGACGCCCATGCGGTAACAGCCGCGGCAGTATCTTTCAGCGGCCTGCCAGTATCGTTATCGAGCTGACCATCCAGTGCATAGCCGTCGATGTTTTTTGAGATGTATTTCGCGATATATCCCGCAGCACCGCCCCGGTTAAGGTGTTTTGCCTGAAAACGGTTTCGCGCAGCGCCTCTTTCGTCACCATCCTCTTTGAGCGCATAGCGACGCATGATTTCGATAATCTGGTTACGCTGGCGTGGATTACAAAAAAGCATCATATGCCAGTGCGGCGTTCCGTCGTGGTGTGGCTCGACGACACGCAAACCGTAGACCTGTAAATCATTATCCTTGAATGCCGTGCGCATCAGGCTCCAGATATGGCAGAGATAACGCTGCGCATCCTTTGGATTAAATGCCTCATCATTCCAGCCGTGATTTAGCTGGACGGTTTTACTTTCGCCTTTTCCGACCTGACGTGTCGGGTGATACTTTGAAGGCGCGGTCAGCGTGATAAACATCCCCACATCACCCTCTGCGGCGGCATAACGCTCAATTCCGGCGATGGTGTTCATCAGCTCCATCCGGCGAATTTCAGGATTAGAAATACTGCCCATCACCTTACTGATAAGGTCGATGCGCTCGCCGGTTTCCCTGTTTTCAAGGTCACACGATTTAAGAAATTCCAGATTTGCCTGGCGGCGTGCACGCACATCACGAATGGCATGTTTACTGGCATAAGGAGAACGGTCTTTATTGACCTCCCCGACAGCAATCAGTAACGCCTCATGCCAGCGCATACGCTGGCCTTTAAGCTGATGAGTCCACCACTCATCGTTAAACAGACGGGCAATGGCAGAATATGCCTGCCTCGTGGTTATCTGTCCTTTACGGTATTTTTTCCAGTAGAGCGGGGAAATATTGAAAGCACGTGCAGCGCCAGCAACATGACCATACAGGTGAGTCTGCGCCTCATCCGTAAACAGCGATTCTTTTTCGCCATGTGCATCAACCCATGCATCGCAGAGTTCCTCATACATCATGAAAAGCTGCGATGAGATACGGGCGGCAAACTTTTTCAGCTCCTTGTCATTCATCCCCGGCAGGCGCGCATAGTGGTCACGCTCTGCCAGAAACAGTAACGACGCGTCGGTGTTCATTTCATGGCGCTGATTCACGCGCTCAATGCGCGGCCATAAACGACGCTGAAAAGTGGATGTGAGGAAATAAAACCCGTGCACCGGGCTTTTATTGCGCCGGATGTAGTCATAGCGTGAAGTAAACAGCGAGCGCAAAAAGTAAGGCAGGCGGTTAATCGTGGATAAAACACCTTGCACCTGACGCATCTCGTCACGTGTAAGGGGTCTTTCGCGCCCGACAGCCTCGCGTGGCGCGTTCCATGCATAAGCACCGGTAAACGCCTTACCGGTGCCTGCGGCAAATGCTGACGGAGGGACAAAACGCCCGGAGGCTTTAACGGCCATATGAGCCAAAAGCCTCTGAACAACGCTTGCTGAGTTGCTCAACCTGCGCGTTTAAATCAGCAAAAGACTTTGCGCTTCCGGTCAGAATATCGTGATGCATCAGGCCGGAAACGAGCTGGCTTAATTTCGGGTAATAACCAACCACCGCCAGCCATTCCTGACCGGCGTTTTTACCGCTTTCCGCTCTCTTTTTCTCGTGGAGAATAAACTGAAAGCTGTCACTGGTAACGACATAACGTTCGCCAATTTCGATACGAATACTCATGCCATTCTCCGGTAATGTTTGTTTTTTGCTTCAAAGACTGACTGACAGGAAACACAACGCGTGGCTGACGGATAAGCCGCACGACGGGCAGCAGGTATTGGCGCGTCACACTCTTCGCAAACCAGCGCAGAAACACCGCAATGCTTTACCCTTGCCGCGTTAATCTGGCGCTCCAGTAATTCAGCCTGTTGTTCCTGAATAAAATCTACGTTGTCCGGCATTACCAGCTCCTTTTGTCGTTCAGCTTCTTAAATTCATCAGCGCAATAGCTGGCAATTTCTGTCGTTAATTTCGTCAGTTCATCCACGGAGGAGATTTGCTTGTGAAATACAGCGCGTTTAACAAGTAAATTGACCACATCAGACAGGAGATTTAATTCGTTCTGATAAATCGCGATAACAGACTCAGTTATTTCGCGTTTTTCTTTATCAAGACCAAGTTGAATAAGAGACAAATCACCATTTTTCATAACGGCGATTTTTAAGGCGTTATTCAGTAATACAACTGAACGAGAACAGGACATCAAAGCACCTCCCCGCGAGACAATCCGATATTATGAAATTTTTCCGACTCCTGACTGAGCAGCTCGACTATCTCCACGCGGGATAACTCCGCCTTTGTGATGTGGCGAATCATGGCGTCAAGATGAGAAGAAAAGCGCGTCGCTGCGTCGGCCTGTGCTTCGGTTCTGGCCTGTTGCAGCAGTAATGCGTATTTACCGCACTGATTTTCAGAAACTGTATGCATGACTTTCTCCAGGCAAAAAGAAGCCCCGCACAATTAAGTGCGTTAAAAACTCTGGTTAATTACTTAATGCAGATATTGCTCTGGTTTTACCGACGTCAGAATTGTCGGTGCATACTCAAACAGACTGAATAATTCACGTAATGCACGGAATAAAGCATCACGCCAGTAACATGACTCTTCATTAATTCGCCAGTATGGCTGGTTGAATTCTTTTTCAGTCAATCCGGCATGCATAAATAAAGTACGGCGCTGACTGACAGTTAAAAAGCTAATATATGCATACTCACTTGCACCGACCTGACGGCGTTTTGAGAATGCACCACGCAATTCATCAATTGCACAAACCAGTCGTTCACGTTCGACGTCGTTCATTTCTTCAAAACGCATCGTTGCGTGACGCTGTTTTAACTGCGCATGAAAGCAAACCGTTAGCCGTTCGCGTTCCATCATCTGATTATAATAATCGCATGTCTCCTGCCAGCGAGGGACGGCCAGATGCTTACCAATTATCCGGCGCATAGTTGCTGGCTGTTTTTCAACAAGATTGAGCGTCATCACTGTCATTTCCAGAACCTCCGGCTTTTCAGAAAGGTCAGAGCCTTCTTTAACGGACTCTGTTTTTTGGTGCGGATAATGATTCCCTTACGCCCCTTACCGTGGGTAATGGTGAAGTCAATCGCCCTGGGGCTTTCGTTACGCAGTAACTGAGCAATACAACGAGGCTCATTCATACGGTTCTCCTTAACGTGGTTCACCGAGACCTAACCACATCAACCAGCCGTCACGAATCTCTTTAGGGCGGCTTTCATAAGCCAGTTTTAGTCCGTTATTCCATGCCGGAAGGTATACCCAATATTCACCTGCACGACCTGAAGCTGATTGTGGATCGGTCATATCAATTACAGGCAGCTTTCCTTTATCGATCATCCGACGAACCGCTCCTGTCGATTTTCCTATTAGTTTTGCGAACTCCTGATAAGGAATCGCATCAGTCATGAGTGTTACTTGCTTGCTCATGTCGTCCTCCAGCCCTCATGAATTGCGTTTAATGCCTTATAATGCCTTTTAGTGCCCACATCCAAGCACTAAACAATCTACATCTAAACTGAATACTATTGAGATCTAAACACCATGTCAAACACGATAAGCGAGAAGATAGTCTTAATGCGAAAATCTGAGTATTTGAGCAGACAACAACTTGCTGATTTAACAGGGGTTCCGTATGGCACGCTGAGTTACTATGAAAGTGGTCGTTCAACACCTCCAACAGATGTCATGATGAACATCCTGCAGACCCCACAATTCACCAAATACACTTTATGGTTCATGACCAATCAGATCGCTCCTGAGTCCGGGCAAATTGCGCCCGCTCTCGCACACTTTGGGCAAAACGAAACAACGTCGCCCCACTCCGGTCAAAAGACTGGTTAACAATTCATCGTGAATATATTCATCACAAGTGCCTACTATTGGTGGCTAAATTTCAGCCACCACGAAAAAAGCGATTAGTAGTCGCAAAAAAACACACCACTCGGAGGGTTTTCTGATGGCAATCAAAAAACTCGATGATGGTCGATATGAAGTGGACATCCGCCCTACTGGACGTAACGGAAAACGCATCCGTAGGAAGTTTGATAAGAAAAGCGAAGCTGTCGCTTTCGAGAAATACACGTTGTACAACCACCACAATAAAGAATGGCTATCAAAACCAACAGACAAGCGACGTCTGTCGGAGCTGACACAGATCTGGTGGGATTTAAAGGGTAAACACGAAGAGCATGGGAAATCTAATCTTGGAAAAATTGAAATCTTCACAAAAATAACGAATGACCCATGCGCATTTCAAATTACGAAATCGCTTATCAGCCAGTACTGCGCCACCCGAAGAAGTCAGGGTATTAAACCTTCGAGTATCAATCGTGATTTAACATGTATTAGCGGCATGTTTACAGCCCTGATTGAAGCGGAGTTATTCTTTGGTGAGCACCCTATCAGAGGGACAAAAAGGCTTAAGGAGGAAAAACCAGACACAGGCTATCTCACGCAGGAAGAAATTGCCTTACTGCTTGCTGCTCTTGACGGCGACAACAAAAAGATTGCGATTCTTTGCCTGAGTACTGGAGCACGTTGGGGAGAAGCAGCTCGTTTGAAAGCAGAAAATATCATCCATAACCGCGTCACGTTTGTTAAAACGAAAACAAACAAACCACGCACCGTCCCGATCTCAGAGGCTGTTGCCAAAATGATCGCGGATAACAAACGAGGTTTTTTATTCCCTGATGCTGATTACCCTCGCTTCAGACGAACAATGAAAGCAATAAAACCGGATTTGCCAATGGGGCAAGCCACACATGCACTAAGGCACAGCTTTGCCACTCATTTCATGATTAATGGAGGAAGTATTATCACGCTACAACGGATACTAGGTCACACGCGGATTGAGCAAACTATGGTTTACGCTCATTTTGCGCCAGAGTACCTTCAGGACGCCATTTCTCTTAATCCGCTAAGAGGTGGTACTGAGGCCGAGAGTGTCCACACAGTGTCCACAGTAGAGTAACGTTTAAGGGCTTTCAGTGGTAATTTATGCCGCTCAAACCCGCATTGTACCGTTGAAAGCCCCTACTGGTGACACCCTAAATCTCCCTTACACGGGCTTATTTTTTTCGTACCACGACTTTCATCCTGTTCTGACACCGCCTTTTCTTTTCTGCTCTACACTATCTACAGACCAATCATAAAGGCATACAATCATGGCAGATTTCCCCGCCAGCTTACTGATTCTTAACGGCAAAAGTACTGACAATGAAACATTACGCGAAGCAATTATGCTGCTGCGTGAGGAAGGAATGACTATTCATGTGCGGGTTACCTGGGAGAAAGGTGATGCTGCGCGTTTTGTTGAGGAAGCCCGCCAGCTTGGCGTGGCAACGGTGATTGCCGGCGGTGGCGATGGCACTATTAATGAAGTCTCCACGGCGTTGATTCAGTGTGAGGGCAATGAAATTCCTGCTTTGGGAATATTGCCGCTAGGTACAGCGAACGATTTTGCCACCAGTGTGGGTATTCCTGAGGCGCTGGATAAGGCACTTAAACTGGCAATTGCTGGTAACGCTATTGCGATTGATATGGCACAGGTCAACAAACAAACCTGTTTTATCAACATGGCAACGGGCGGATTTGGAACACGCATCACCACCGAAACGCCAGAGAAATTAAAAGCCGCGCTGGGTGGCGTCTCTTACATCATTCACGGCTTAATGCGCATGGATACGCTGCAACCGGATCGCTGTGAAATCCGTGGTGAAAATTTTCACTGGCAAGGCGATGCGCTGGTTATTGGTATTGGCAACGGGCGTCAGGCCGGTGGCGGTCAACAACTGTGCCCAAATGCGCTGATCAATGATGGTTTGCTACAACTGCGTATTTTCACCGGCGATGAAATTCTTCCAGCTCTCTTTTCAACCTTAAAACCTGACGAAGAAAATCCGAATATTATTGAAGGCGCTTCGGCATGGTTCGAAATACAAGCGCCTCATGAAATCACCTTTAATCTTGATGGAGAACCGTTAAGCGGGCAACGTTTTCATATCGAAATACTTCCGGCAGCATTGCGTTGCCGGCTACCACCAGATTGCCCGTTATTGCGTTAA